AAAAAAAACACCTCCACGTTAAACCTTTAATGCCTAGGCTTCCTTATGCCTCATTTTGTTTTATCTATATTCGTTTTGACTACTTTTGTTGCTTACTATTCTTTCTTGATTCTAGAACTTTTAGCTTCTATACATCAAAATCACATCACAAAAAAAGGGGCCTACTCGGCCTCTTTCTTTTGTCGTTCTATGTCTTCTCTGATCAGATCTTTCAGGTATCTGTTTGTAATAGCATCCATGTTCTATTCCTCTATTATTTCCATGATTACGTCCAAGGCGTCTTCATCGCAATTGTGCTTGTATAGCCAGCTTTCTATTTCTTTTAGAGTCATCATGTGTCTATCGTAATACAATTGATCCAGCACTTCTTCCTTTAGTCTCATTGCTGCTTCTTCTCTAGTCATATTAAGCTTCCTCCTGTAGTGTTCTAATTTGGCGTTGTGATTCTTGAATCAATGTTTCATATACGTCTGCTTCGTAAGCTAATTTTCTGATTTTTCCGAAGTCAATGTCTCTTTCTTCTCTTTCGATTGCGTTTAGTTCGAATTGAATTTCCTTTGCGATTCTTGTTTGTTCTTCAATCCAGTTTTGAATTCTAGTTTCTAGTGTTTCGATTTCTGTTTTCATTGTGTTCTATCTCTCTTTCTTTTTACACTCACATCATGATGTAATACATTACATAAAGCAAGCAAAAAAGCTAAAAATAAAGCAGAAAATAAAAAAGAAGGGAACGCTATTTTTCAAGCATTCCCTTGATCCGTTCCGATAGGTCTTTGACCTGTTCCTTTAGTGTAGCCACTTCCTTCTCCAGCTCGTTATGGCTTTCGAGTTTTTTCGCTAGGCTGTCGACCTTTTTGTCCATCTGTTCTACCTTGTAATCCAGTAAGGCCGAATGTTTGGAGTTGCTGGTCCATGTTGCTAGGACTGAAGGTACTCCGACGCAAAGTCCGGATATGATCGCAACCAGAATTGTATCAGTCATTATTCGTCCTCGTTTACTTCTGGCAAACCTGCTAGGCTTGTTAGAATCGAGCATACGCCTGCCACGACCGTTGTGCTTGCTGCGTACATCCAGTTTACGTCCGGAACGGCTGCGCCTACGGTGATAGAGGCTAGCGCCGTTTGAGCCATTGTCTTGATTGCTCGAACTCCTGCTGCTTCCCACCATGCTTTGTTTGTAAGTCTACTCATCCTCGTTACCTCCTACTAAAAAGGGCACGCCTTCTGGCATGCCTTCAATCACCTATACTATTCTAGAAACCGTTTCTGATGCGTTGATCAGAGTTCCGGCTGCTGATGTAACCCACGTTAGAGCGACCTTGTTTCCTGGTGCAGCTGGTGCTGCCTGAATGACAGCGGATACTGGAAGAGTGATCACGTTGTCTGCTGCGGTTGTTGTTACTTGTGCTACGGCTCCCGGAACTGCTGTTCCGTTGGCATAAAGTTGCACTTGATTTGTTCCCGCTGCAGTTGCTGAAATCACGAAGCTTCCATCCACTTTATACGTTCCAGGTTTTACGATCTCCAGAGCGTTTCCGTTTAGATTGACTCTGTTGTTTGTCCGAACCTGAACGGTTCCAGGTGGGATCGTTGCGCCTGCTGCTAGTGTTGCGCTTGTCGTGTTGACGACTTGGATCATGTTTCTACCTCTAGGCTACTGTAGCGCCTGTAGGGTAGTAAGTTCCGTATTGTGGGTAGTAAGGCGGATTTGTGTAATATCGTCCTAATTGGCTCAAAATGTTTTGAGTTTGTACGCTGTTTGAAATTGCCTGCAAGCTTTGATCATATTGAGTTTTCAAGGCATCATATTTGTCTTGCATCATTTGAGTCTTTAAGTTGCAGCAGCATTGTTCCATCTGGTGAGATAGGTTGTTAATGCTTTCCTGTACTCCTCCAAAACCTTGGCATAAAGAACTATTTACACCGTTGAAGCCATTCATCATGGCCATCTGCGTTGTGTTTGCGTTTTGCATTTGGTTCACGTTCATCTGGTTGATTAGCTGCGCGTTTTCGTATGCGTTTGAGCAGATTCCGTTTGTGATTCCGTCTAGCTTGCTAATAATAGCTTGTGTATCAAATCCGCGCTGAACCTCTGCTTGTGTGCCTTGCTGGTTGTTTCCCCAGGCTCCGCCACCAAATCCAAAAATCAAAAAGAATAAAATTAGAATGATAATCCCGTTTCCTTCTAGAAACCCATCTTTGTTTCCAGTTACAGAAGCGATATCAGATAATGATAAGTTGTCCATGTGTGTTCTCCTTTCTTATCTATCTTGATTTTGCAAAATCCTATTTTAGAAAGCCCTTGAACTGTTCCGCCATTTGTTTGGCTTGATCCAGTTGAGCCTGCGTAAATTTTCCGGAGGCCATCAGCTCGTTTAGAAGTTGCTGCGGGTCCTGCGTCCCTAGCATCTTTTTAAATTGCTGAAATTGTTGCAGCATGTTTCCGCTTCCTCCTGGTCTATTTTGAAGTAGTGGATTCATGACGGTTGCCTCCTCTCGCATTCTGTTCTACCTTTGAAAGCCATTCCTGGAATTCTGCCTTCGTGAGGTACTTGTCTTCCGGTTGATCTTCTTTCACTTCCTGGAAGCTATAGGCCTTGATCGTACAGAAGCCACTTGCGTCTGCTTGTTTCTGATAAAAAATAGGCTTGTTACTGTCCATTAAAATCACGGACTGGTTCGGTCCTAGAGTGAAAGCTTTAGCACTTTCGATTCCGTTTACAAACTGAATCTGGTTCATTTGTTGAATTGGTGCCTGCATCTGCGGCATCCCGAACTGCCCCGGTTGCGGCATGAAATTATTGAAGTATGGTGTGTTCATTGTGTTCTACCTCTTTTCACCTATATTCTCTTATATTTTCATGTCTGGAACCGTCCCTCTTTTGTCCTTCTTTAGCTTGTAAAATCCGAAGGCCATATCAATCAAAAGGGCCCAGTAGTAGTCATTTAGATCTTTGACGGTTTCTTCGAATTCGTCTTTTGACATGCCTGCGTCCTGGTAGTGCCATTGCGAGTCTTGCGTTTTGCTTCTTAGCTGATAAACAACTTTTTTCTGTCTGTCGCTCAATCCTTGCTCCTCAATTAAAAAATGTGCAAAGTCTGGGCGTAGAGGTGTCTGGTATCTTCTATTTATTCTCCTGTTCATTGTGTTCTATTGCTGATCCTTTCTATTTAAATGTTCCGTATGGCTTTACGTTTACTCCTGATGAATTTAATTCTCCAGCGGCCATCCAGCGTCGTGTTCCGTTGCCACCGATCCAGCTGATCCATACGTATCCTTCTCGACGAACGTATCCGTCATAGTTTACATGCTGCCCTTCGATATATGTAAGGCCTGTATCTTGTCCTTTTAGGCTTGGCGCGCGTCTAATCTTGATTGTGCAAGCCGGGTAGAATGTCGCCTTTTCGTGTACAAAGTCAGAAGGAATGCTATTTAGCACGGATGCTGATCCCGTAGAAGTCTGGCCTCCTTGATTGAATGGCACGTGGCTTGAATCTGTCCAGTTTACGAATGATCCTTTATTTAAAATCACAGTTCCATCCGTTACAAATGCTAAATCTGCGGACACGTTGTTTGGAAGGTGATAAGTGCCTTGCGCGTTGCGGTCATAGCAATGTGTAAATTTTCCTTTTGCGACTTCCATATGACTGTGGTTTCCTGTAGCGTAACCAGTTGTCCCTTCGTCTCCGAAAGTGTCGCCTTGCTTGAAGTATTTTACTTTCTTGATATCCTCGATATAGTTGTCGTGAATAAACATAAATGTGGCAAAGTCGATTGTTCCGTCTCTGAATAGAACTTTCTTGTCTGATTCTAGGAATACAGCATTTCCGTTTCTTGCCGAGTCGTAGGCTACTAGGTGGCAATCGCACGGTGCGATTGTTTCGTCAATTCCTGTGTCCTTTCCTGCATTGTCTAGGGCGTTAGTTCCTAGGTGTGTTCCTACATTGTTTCCTTGGGTTACATTCATGTACTCCATCGGAAAGCCTAAAAGCTGATATCCGCCTTTTGTAAGTTTTTGTCCTTTTCTCATATTCTGGACCTCCTTCTATTTATGAAAAAGAAGAAGCTTTTTAGCTCCTTCTTATTTCCAGTGTTAGTATGTTTCTCCGGTGATTTCTTTATACTGATCAGCTGTGATGAATCCTTTTTCACAGAACTTTCTTACCTGCTTATCTGTATATAGTTTTAGATCATAAAATCTTTTGATTTTTTCAAACATAAATTAAGCCTCACTTTCTTCTAGAAGTGTATCTGTCATCATGGCCGTGTACATGACCTGTGCCTCAATCCTATCCTGTGCCGTTGCTTGTTGTTCTGGATCAACAACTTTAGGCTTATCTTCTTCTGCAACCTCAACCACTTTACCTTCTACATATTTGTAGTTATAACGACCTTGCTCATCAACTAATTCTTTGTCTAGATATTGACTTTGTGCATGTGCGTATTTGTCGCCTTTACCTTTGTCAATCTCTGTCATAGTTGACATTTCTTCTTCTGATAAAAAGATTTCTGAATTAATAGATGTAATGTTATTTTCTGAATCTTTATTAATATATACTCTTGCCATGTTTACTACTCCTATTCATCATCATAAATTTCTGCGTCTAGATTGATTCCTCCACCTACATTAATTACATAACTAATAGTCGACACGCCACGTTGCTTTAATTTAGTAAGCAATGCACTTGAAGGTGTTAATACTACCTCTTTGTAACTGTCTATGCTTGCATTAGTGATATCTGAGCGTTCTACATTGATAGCGCTTGCGTTTGCTCCTGTATAAATCCATCCTTCTAAAGTTATATTACTTGAATCGACGGATGGTTTGGAAGTTCTCATTGAGTTAACCTCCGGGATATTAATGTAAATACGTTCGTTTGAAAAATAACCACTTCTAGCTCCGGTAATTGGTTGAAAATACCACATACATTTCACGTATTCTTCACTATAAATTGGATGAATAAAAATAGTAGCGTGTTTACCTTTTTCCAATTTAACCCATTCAATTGTGCAAGCTCCATTCTGTGATGTAGTACCGAATCTGATGATACTTAATGGAGTACTTGAACCATCAAGTGTTAGCGTGTGGATTCCATTTGTTGTGATTTCTTTTTTTCCGATGAGAGCGTCTTTACCAAGAAGACTATCTCCGCCTTTTTTCATAGCTTCAAGTCTAAATGAACCTACAATAGAAGATACCTTTATCGAAATTGTAAATTCTTCATCTAATTCTTTTTCTAAGATTTGGCTTATATAATTCTCTAAATTTCCTAGAGAGTTAGTTGTTGTACTTCCACCTTTATAGCTTATCCCATTACCTAATTGTTTGACCTCTGTATTATAAATTTTCCATCTATCAAATGAATAATCTGCTTCGTTGTACGTTGTAAGTCCACGTTGATTTACTTTAAAATCCGGATTAATCAACAAATTCGGATTACTAAATTTAGTTCCTAAATAATTTGCCAATTGCGATAATAAACCTTTTTTCAATCCTGCGCCATTATGCACAGGCAATAAGCTTGTATCGGTAAAACTAGGCAATGCGTCTAATTCATTTACTTGCTTTCCTGCCATTCTCTATTCCTCCTTGACTTTTATTCTGCAAAATCAATTAGCTCTTTGTATTGTTCCTCTGTGATTCTTCCAACTGCAAAAAACACATCAATCTTATTTTTTAAATCATCTGTCAGTCCGTTTCTTTCTTTTAATTTTAATAAGGTTTTAAATAACATCTTCTATACCTCCAATTCTGTTAATGCTACTGCGTACTCTGAATTTACATAAGCTTCTGCGGATTGTACATCCATATCATAGATATAATCACGATTATCATTTAATTGTTGTTTAACATAATCCCAACCATTAGCCATACTTATTGGATAGTTGAATACTGTGTATCCGCCAAGTTGTTCTGAATTGACACTGATGTTGGTTACATGATAATAGGTTGCAAGCTCTTTTAATGCCTGTATCTGTTCAGATGTTAAATCCTCTTCGGCAGGTGTTTGTAATACGTAAATAATATAAGTATCTTTTGTCAGTCCAATCGCCGTTTCTTTGTCTGTGAATCTTTTGTCAACAAAAATAATGCTCCTAGCGCTAGGAATATACACATATCCACTTTTATCTGTCCATATGCTACCTATATAGTTATTCGACATAGGTGGTATGTCTTTAATTGCAATGCCTTCACTTGTTTCTTTAATACTGAGTGATAAATAACCATTTCCATTTGCATGAAAGCCAATTCCAAATGCTATGACATCAACATCTTTCAAATCTATTCGTTTTACTTTTCGATATAACTTACCTTTTTCCACGTCAATATAATCCGCAACATACTGTTGACCGCCCATTGTAACGTTGCCACCACTTGAGACTGGAATTGCGCTTAGGGTGATATTGTTAAGAGTAACAGATTGAACCTTTAATCCATCTTCATTTGTTATTTTAACTGTTGGATTCACAACGCTCTTAATCTCAACCGGATTTTCGACTGATGGTGTTCCATCTTGTGAAGACTTCCCATATATCATCATGTCTTGAATCTTGCCATTATCAGAATCGGTGATGTGAGTTTCGCCCTGATTTGATGCATAGAATTTAGTAATCTTTTTGTCTGCTAATTCAGAAATAGCTTTTGTGTTCTGAGAAATTGCATCTGTACTTTCTTTTAAATTGTCGGAATATTCCTTTGCTTTATCTTCTGAAGCTTTCGCATTTACTGCACTTGTGTTGGCTTCTTCTTTCAATGCATTTGTGTCAGTCTTGATTTGATTCAATTCTGATTTTGTTTGATTTACAAAATCTTTCGTATCATCCAAGGCTTTTTGAGCGTTTGATGCACTAGTCTGTGCATTTGTAGCACTGGTTTGAGCGTCTGATGCGTTCTGTGCGATTTGGCTAGCCAAGTTTCTGTATTCTTCAGTTACATCACCAGGCTCGCCTTTTTCACCTTTAGGACCTTGTGCTCCAACGAATTCTCCGTTATCCAATTTAGATTGGACCAAAGCAATCAATTCATCCATTGATTGAATCTTTCCGTCAATTTTAACATAATAATTCTTAATGTTTGGGTCATCCGGATAGTTCTCATCCTCTCCAATACCACTATAATTACTTGGTGTAATCATCATCTTAAAGTTCGGAGTTAGTGCTATAGGAGTACTTCCTGGGTCTCTAGCGATAATCTGTGCTTTAACTTCACCACTATATGTTGTCAACGGTCTTGATACTACATACAAATCACCAACTAGAGGAACTTCTTTTTCATAGTTATCTTTTTTTACATAGATGTATTTGTTAGGTAAATCCGGTAGTCCCTTGAAATGGATTACAAGTACTTCATTGCTATACTGTTGCCCAATATTGAAACATACGGATCTTGATACATTTATTTCTTTAATCTGCATAATGTTCCTCCTTTATTAAACTCGGTACTTCCAATCTGCTAGAACGTTTGAGCCTTCCTCGTCGGTTAATGTTGTGTCTGCATCCACCATGACTTCTGTATAAATGCGATTATCTAGAAGCATATTCTCTAGGCTTAGAATGCGGCCAGCTAGTGCCGTTGCGACTTCACCCTGAAGCGTTTCTTCTAAAGACTCGAACCATTTTCTGAATTTCTCGCCGTTGGCGTATTGAGTGTCCTCATTTTCTTTCTGGATTCTTTCATAGAAACTTTGGAATTGATCATATAGTTCTTGCGTTGGTACTCGCGTTAAAGTATCAACCGTTAGTCCGCAGTAGTTTTCGTCAAATCTTACGTCTTGAATCATTTCTGGCGTGATTTCTCCAGCTGATGCCTTTAAAACTACAATTGCAATGATCAGCTCGTATTGTTCTAGATTTCGAATAGGCGTAGGCATTGACTGCGTTCCTTCCTGATATACAAGACCGCACGAATTGCTGATCTTATCATATCGAATGGCCACGTAGTCATATCTAGTGTAGTTCGTAGCGACGGTAGCTGTTAGGGTAGTTTCGTCTTTAGGCGAGTAAACGATACCACCTATTCCGTCGCTGGATGTCTTTAAAAAGGCGAGCCCGTTGCTGACTGATATATTCATACCGCCGGCAATTTTCACTTCGAAGTCTTCACCGGTGATATTAAAAAGGCCAGGTGTTCTTCCGGCGTGGAACATCCGCAGATCTTCTGCCAGATACGCCGTATCATTTAAAGGGTATGCTGTCATGAGCCCCCTCCTTTCATTTTTGTTGCGCTTTCTTGAACCTCTACAAGTTCTAGTTCAAGAGTGACCTGCGTCTGTAGATTGCTTTCTTCTACAAACTTAAGGCCTGTTATTCTTGCAAACGTAAATAAATTGAATTTAAAGCTTAGACACGGTATCACGTCTCCTAGGTCAAAATCCTTTTGAAGGACGGCCTTCTTGTCGTCCGCATCAATTTCAAATTCAAATTTAGAAGAGCCTTTGCTAGCCTCTGCTAACTTATTGAGGCCCCTCTCTTTTAGCATGTTGTTATATTCTTCTTCCGTATAGGTTTGCTCGTTGCCTGAGGCATCCTTATATGTAGACTGTAAATCTCGGGCATCCACATATAGCTCCATCCTTGGCTCGTCTTTTGTTCGAAGATCTACGATCACACTTTTTCGTTCTGATCCAGATTCTTCACCATACACGTAAGCGTAGTTTTTATATCCTGATATATCCTCGATAAAAGTCTGTGAGATTAGGTTTCCAAGTCTATCTGAAAACCTCAGCTTGTTCTTTGTTGATCCTGTGTAGATTTCGAAGTAATTCAGTGTAGTCCCTTTTAAAACTTCTCTGTATCCGTAGCCTACTAGCTGGCAGTATTTCTGAGCCATGGTCCTGAGTGTGTCGTATGTCGTGTCGGATGCGTTCTCAAGTTTTCCGGGAAGGCCTGTACTCTTTCCGATTACTATATCCAATCCGCGCTTGTTCTTTTCAAAATTACCGAGCAGTGATTGTTCCACGTTTCGAACGGTCAAAGTATAAAGGTTTATACGGTCCTCCAAATTGTCCATATGCCCAAGGACCACAATTTCTTTTGCGAGTCTTTCTACGGATTCTATAAAAAGAATCTCGTTTCTTTCCTTGCAAACGATCCGGTTCCATTTCTGTAGATACTTTGTATTGAAGTCCGTATATTCCACATGAATCTCGGCTTTTCCAGTTTCGTAATATTTTGGATTCCATTGCACGCTGGTTATGTTCTGGAGCGGTCCTTGTCGTTTCGCTTCTCTGTCGTAAACATAGTAGTGCATATTTATACTCCCGCCAGTACTTCTTCAAACCGTAGAAGTGCATCCAGACTTCCAGGGTTTTCCTCTGCTGTATAATTCAGTACGTTTTCTCCGGGTTGAATCTGAAAAAACTCAGAATCATAATCTGTCATCCAGAAAATGTTTTCTATTTTTCCGTTTCGTATCAAGTGGCAATATTGCTCGTTTGCAAAAGTACTTATTTCTAGCACGTCCCCTATATTCATTTCTAGGTCTGCTACTTGCCCGAAGGATATGTGCTCCTGAGTAAACACGTTTAGAATTTTCGGATTCTTCACTTTTGCCTCCGCTTTCATAGTCAAAAGAAAACCAGTATTTATACTCCCCCTATAGTCGACTGTTACCAGTGAACTTAGAATTTTTTCTGATATTTTCCAGGGCTCTGTATTTGAAAAAGAGCGAGGAAATTTAAAGAGCGACCTCAATCTCTGGAAGGTCACCTTTGTTTCCTTTGCACGTCTTGCGTATGGGAATGGAGCCCTCAATACAATCTGGAATTTTTGCCAGGTTTCATTGAGTGTGATGATTGGCGTCGTTTTAGGTTCAACCTTCCAGTATACGTCGACCCCAGCTCTTGTGTTGATATAACGCAGTGTTGCTGATACTCCAGGAAGGATCACAGCTAGAAGTTTTTTTCTAGTGTCTGCGTTGTATTTAAAGCGCCCCTCTAGGGTGATGTCCTTGGGCTCAATAGAAGCCCCGGACACCGTTGTCCCTATTTGATTTGAAACGCTTGATTCTGATAAAGTGATCTCATTTTTAGAGATTCCGTCTAGTGTTGTTAGTCGGATGCCTGAGGCCTCGGAAAACTCAACGGATTTCCCCAGGCTGTTTGTGTATATTACTGTTACGCCCATGCTAACCTCCTAACCATTCTTTCTGTTTCTTGCGCGATTTCACTAGGTCTTAGCTCTTTTGCAGAGTTGATAGTCTGATCTACTTGATAAACGACTGTATTGCCTAAGCCGCTTCCTAGGGCTCCAGGATTGCCTTCTAGGGCCAATCTTGAAGTTAGGCTGTCCATGTTAGCTGCTTCTAGTAAATCGCTAGACATGCGTCCCATAAAGGCCTTAGCCTTTGGCATAGCTCTTTCTACACCTAGAGTGATTCCGGCCGGAATCCATTTACCAATACGATCTGCGAATAGTCTTGAAGGCGACCCGATTCCTAGCGCTGACTTTACGCCGTCAATTAAGCCCTTGGCCATGTTTCCAAGCCACCCAGTCAATCCGCCCCATGCGCTGCTGATTCCTCGTTTAATTCCACCTACGATATCCGAGCCAATAGATAGCATCTGTCCAGGTATTCCTCTTACCTTGTTTACAATTCCATTAAAAAAATTCTGTCCTGCTTGAATTGCTTGCTGTACAAATTGACTTGCAAAGCTTGCGGCATTGCTGATTGTATTTGATAGCCAGCCCCATACTTTACCAGGTAATTGTGAAATAAAGTTGATTGCGTTTGATACAAAGTCACGCCCTGCCTGAATCGCTTTCTGGATCATCTGACTTACCCATTCGGCTGTTTTGTTGATTGTGTTTAGTAGCCAAGTCCAGATCTTGTCCGGTAGCTGTTTAAACCAATCCACTACTTTTGATATAAACTGCGGAATGTCTTGCGTCGCGAATTGTACAAGTCTTAGGCCCCACTCTACGAACTTTCCTAGAATGTATCCTACGGCGTATCCGATCCAGTAAGGTATCGTTGTACCGAAAAAAGTTTGAATGTTCGTCACAAGCGTTTGCACGCCGTTTGGAATGGTAACCGTAAAGAATTGAACTACTTGTGTAGCCAGGTTCTGTGCTGCGTCAATAAAGCTTTGGCACGCCTCTGGAATCGTTACTGTAAAGAAGTTTACGATTCCATCTATGACCTGGCCTGTAGTTTCCTTTATGCCTTTCCATAGATTGATCCAGAATTCTCTGAAGCTGTCGCTTGTATTCCAAAGATATACGAAGGCTGCTACTAGTGCTCCGATAGCTACGATCACCAGTGTGATAGGTCCACCAATCACAGCAAGTGCTGCGCTTAGTCCTTCTAGTCCTCCGCCGGCTAGTGTAAAGGCTTCGGCCATACTTGCAATTACGCCTGTTCCTGATGATGCGGCATAGGCTAGGCCATCAATCAATCCAGAACCTTGTGATACTAGGTGTCCGAATGTCTTGATCTTCTTTCCAGCGTCACCGATTGTTTTAGCTATATCGCTTACCGCTTTGATTCCCTTCCAGGTTGCAAAGGCTCCAACCACTGCTGCAATCAAAGGCATTAGTTCCTGAATCTTATCTGCTACAGTTTGTACTTTGTCTATAATTGCAGGCAATTTTTCAATGAAGGCGGCTGCAAACTCTCCGACTTTTTCTACGATCTGAGGCAGAATTTCTTTGATCCTGTCTAGTGCGTCTTTGATAAAGTTCAGTGAGTCTCCTGGGTCTAGCTTTTCTTTGACCGTATCTTTTACTTTGTTCCAGGCCTCTTGAATCTTTTCTGCTGCTGCTTTGATTGCTTCCGCTGTTGGCGCGAAGAAATCCTTAACTGCATTCAGTGCTTTCGGTAGTTCTGCGGCAATCCAATTCAGGACGTTTCTGATTACTGATCCAAAGCCAGCAATCATCCCTTGAATATTGGGTAAACCACTATCTGTTAAAAAGTTGTTTAAAGCCTCGATAATGTTAGCTATACCGATTGCGATACGTGCTGACATATTTGAAAAGCTAGTTGCAAAACTTCCGGCCATTTCCTTGGCTTTTCCGGCTACGGCTGGAAAGGATTCGGTTCCGTTTTCTAGTGCATCCATCAGTACGTCATTGAATTCCTGCGCACTGATTTCGCCTTTAGAGAATGCGTCCGAAACTTCTCCCATGCTCTTCCCTGTCTTTTCTGCGAAAATCTTTAAGACTGGAATTCCTGCGTCTGTTAAACGTTGCCATTGATCTGCAGATATTTTTCCACTGGCATTCATCTTTGCGATTGCATCTACTGTATTGGCCAGGGTTTCATTGGTTCCGTCTCCGTAGAAAGAAACGGCGTCCATCATGTCCTTTACCATTCGGGTGGATTTATCCAGGCCGAGTCCTGATGTAGCTAGCTTTTGAGTCGAACTTGAAGCGGTGTCTAATCCGTATACCGTATCGGATACCGCGTCACTTAGTTCATTTACAACCTTCGCAGCTTTTTTGCTGCTTCCTGCTAAAACTCCTATAACTTGTTTAGCTTTTTGCATGGCATCTAATCGGGCGGTTGCTTTTCCGATTGATCCAGATATTAAGTCCCAACCTTTGCTGGCGGCTTTGAATACCGTTGCGCCTACGAAGGTTGACTTCACTTTGTCTGCGAAGGTTTCCGCACTTTTATGCGCTCCGCTAAGGCCGCTTTTGTATTCGCTGTCGTCAAGTCCTAGTTTGACTTTAATTGTTCCATCAGCTCCTGATGCCATTTTTCAACCTCCTAGGTTTCTAATCTGGCCAGAAGTTCTGCTTCTATTTCTTGCGGTGTTCTTTCCTTTTCTGGTCCTTTGTCCTCAGGCAGGCGGTAATACTTTTCTAGGCGCTGCGCGCGACTCTTCTCTTCTCCTTTAAGATTTGAAGTATCCCTGGTTCTGTAACCAATAACTCGTATGATCATAGTATCGTCGCTTAGGGCGTTAAAAAGCGCCTTAAATTCAAACCAATGAAGTTTGGCGTCTAAAAGGTTTATGTTGTATTGCTGCCTAAACGCTGCATATATAAGGTCCATATCGTATTCGAACCGATAGCCTTGTCGTCCGTTTGTCTTGGCATAAGACTCCTTAGGCTTTTTATTGCAAAAATAAAAGCCCATTATTGCATCCCATAGGTCTTTCTGATCGCCTTTAAAAGCGAACGGGTTGATTCCTATTAGATCACAAATAACGGGCAGCTTCAGTTCCTCTGGTATTGCGTTATCTTGTATAACGCTGTCAACTCGGACCCAGGTTCTAAAGTCTGCATAGATAGGGAGAATCGTTCCGTTAGCGTCTATGCTTTCTGGAAGATCTTCTCTCTTTAGCCACAGCATTTCTTCCTCCATATCGTTTGTCTGCGTATTCTAATGTCCTGTTAAACTTGTCCATAGATTCGCAAAGCTTGTCGATTTTGTCCAGATTTTTCTTTTCTTCTTCCGCGACTTTTGCCTGCTGATCCTTTAAAAATTCATCCTGGAAGATGCTGTGCAATGTGAAGCAAAGTTCAAACTGTGCCGAGCTTTCTTCGTATCCTTTGAATAGTGTCTCAAAGGCTCCGTCTCCTAGAATTTTATTAATCAAAGCAGGGCAGTCCTCTAGCGATTCTTTTCCGAATTTGCTTAGAGAATTCTGTTCTGTTGCCCAGTTTTCTAAGGCTTCAATCTTAGATGTGTCCTTTACGTCGACTCTGAATCTGTGTCCGTCGATTTCGATATCTTTAAATAATTGCTTTTGTAACTTTAGTTCCATGATGTCCTCCTTATGTTGTTAAGTGCTTTACTCTGTGGCGCTGTCTGCGGTGAATGTTTTCGTCTTAATGTTAAACGTTCCCTTTACCTGATCGCCTTGTTGTGCGAACGTTCCAGAGCACATTAGTTTGCCTCCGGCCTCTCCGCTTCCTGGGTTATCTGGTTGCACTTCGTAGATTCTTTGATATGCTACAAAATCCCCAGATTTGGCTGTCTTCTCGTTCCATGTTTCCACTTCGATCTCTTCAAAAGTAGAACCGACTCTCTGTTCTTTACCTTGCAAGTATACCCAGTAGTTAAATGCGTCTCCTGGATACGCTCGGCCCTCGTAAGATACTGTAGGCGCGTAACCCGTAACCTGGCTTTGGCTTCCGGCTTCTCCGATATATTGCACCCCATCATCTGTTGTAGCGTTCAAAGCTTGCTCCCAGTTTGTCAATCCCTTGTTGGCTAGAACGTAGCTTTCCGAGCCTGTGAATTTGACGTAATGTAGGTTGTCTTCGACCTTTAGTTCTCTATTAGGCAGTTCTGTTGTCATCATTCAAACCTTCCCTTCTTTTCGTAGGTTAATGTCATAGAGCAGTAGAAAGTTGAAAGCGCGGCCTCTTCTCCCGTGTAGTCTGAAGGTAGCGTTGTGAGTGCGACCTCTTGTGGTATTGCTTCGTCTAGCACGAGATTTGGAAAGCCTTGCGCCTCTTCTTCCGCGAGTGCCTGTACTAGTGCATACAGGATTCTGGATAAGTCCAGACGTGCTTTCGTGTCCTTTCTACTTGCTTGAATATAAATTTCAAATGGGTAAGTAGCCCTGTAGCCACCACCCAGATAGTGTTCTATTTCTTCCGTGTAGCCACTACTTTTGAAAAGTAAAGCGGTGTGCTTGGAGTCGTTAAAGTACTCCAAGCACCACGGTATGTTGTTGATATTGATTGAAGAAAAGAAATTGTATAATCCGTCTTCAATCTGTTTTACGTCTTCCAGCTTTATGATCTTCTTTTCACTCATCTGAATTCCTCCTTAAAAAACTTTTTAGCGCCTTCCATCCAGGCATTCTTTCTTGCTTTCAAAGTTTTAGGCCACCACTCCGAACCTCCTTGTCTATAGCTCAAATTTCGAGTTGTATAGACTTTTGTTTCTCCGTGCTTGGCCCATGGACTGTGGCTATGGGTTCCGATCATTACTCTTCCCGTATGTTGGAAGTGTGCATATGGTGTATCCCATATGATCCAATCGTTATCCTGTGCCGCCCATCTTAAAGCTGATGTTCTCAGCGTTCCTTTTCCGATAGGCACGTTTTTGTTCGTGTCTTGAGCGATAAGCTGCTTCAGCTTCAATCTAGATCGGCGGAGCGCTTTCGTTCCTCTGGCCTGTAGCTCGGCCACCGGGATATCGACTATAACTTTTAGATGATACTCACTCACATGTTACCTCTATGAACTCCGGCGTATTTCTCAAGGGATTTAGAATATTCACATTTGTGATCTCGTAAATGTCACCGTGTACTTCGATACGGTCCCCAGTTCTAATTGTGAATTGTTTTTCTGGCGTCTTAAATTCTGAAGGGGGAACTAGAACCTTGTCAGCCTTATAATCGTTCACGTCTATCGTTATGAGGATCGTATCGGAATTACTGGCACCCGTCTGTCCATAAGTCCGGGCTTTTGTTTTGGAAACCTTTACGTGCTGGACCGCTACTGTTGACGTAATTTCTTCCAGGTTTTCTTCGCCTAGAATGTTCATGACTTTTATTGTGTGCGGTCTTAGCCATCTCGGGCTTTTCACCATACCGCCTGGCAGGCTAGTCCTGCTTTGAGTAATTGGTAGTCAAGTTCGGATATTGCTAGGCTGGATAAGGGTATGTCATGGAACCTTATCGTTTTTGCATTATCTACGGAATACGAGAAACCGCTTGTGGTTGCGCCTGTGAAGTTCATATCGCTAGAACCTACAAAGCAATCCATGCCGCCATGTGCTTCTATGAAGTCAATCTGGTATAGGACTACTTTTTTTAGGTCCATGTCGTAATCTTCCAAAGCCTGAACTTTCCAGTATGGAATCTTCTCTCGAATGTAGGATTCTAGAAGGCTTTCGGTTCTTGGCTCTATTTGTGAGTACTCCACTTCATCCAGTAGCGTTCCACCTAAGGCTGTGTATTCCTCAAAGCTTAGGATCATGCTTTATCTCCTATTTTTCTTCTCGCGCTGCTGCGACAGGAGCTACTTGTACATTACGGAATACACCGGCTTTTGTTGTGTCCTTAGATACGATAGAAGCAATCATTTCTACTTCACCTTTTTTAACCGCTCCAGGTTCGTTTAAGTTTGGCATATATTGACGAATGATTTTCTGTCCTTTTGGGCTTACTGCATGCACGGCATTCAATCCGAATTTTACAGCGTAAATGCTTGTTGTTCCTGTTGAGTCGTCGATAGGTACGCACATCAAGGATTTAGTTCCATTGTAGTATTCACCCATGTCAACGATTGCGATTCCGTCGTAGTTGTCTACTTTTTGTCCGAAGCTGTCCTCTGAATGTGTGTAGTAACCTTGAACCCTAGCTACAGTTTTCAACATTGTAGCTGTCTTGCGGTTTACTAATAAAGCGTCTGGTTTTACAGAGAATTTTGATAGCCAAGAGTCGAATGCAAAAGTGAAGGCATCTGCGTTTTCTTTGATTTTTGCGGCTGTCGACAAATCAAGGGCTGCATCTGCGTTTTTCTCTTCCGTATTTGTTCCCTTTACTAATGCATCCAAACCGTCAAAGCTTGTATTATCTGTTGCAGCAGTTCCTTTGGCTGTTGACTTTCCGTTAATGAAGTCATAGTGGAATTTGTTCTTTACTGCAATGATTTTCTGAGCTAATTGGAATGCAATTTCTGAGCTTGCTGCTGTATCTTCTAATACACGGTCTACTTCGTAGGCTCCACCGAAGATTTTTAAGTTTGTAGTTTTCTGAGTCTTTACGGCTTCTCCTGCTGTGTATTCGCTATTCAATTTACGACCTTCAGCCACTGATGGTGTTTTTAATTGCAAATAGCCATAAGTTAATGTCGAGCCACCAGTTCCTGGTGATACTGCATTATCGAAAGTTAAACGATCCAAAATAAAAGAGTCCCTGCGGAACTCGTCAATGACCTGCTGGTCTACGTAATCGGCTAAGCCGACTTTTGATTGCTCTAATGTAAGTGGCATTTTTTAATTCCTCCTATTTTTTGTAGTGTTCTGAAATTGCGCCGGCTAGAGTTGTTGGTGCCTCTGGTTTCGGACTTCCTCCGTGATCTCCATCAAGTTTTACATCGTCACCTTTTGGCTTGTTTGGCTCTGCCGCCTTAAATAAGAAGCCGTCCTCTTTCTTGATAGCTTCGATTTGTTCGTCAAGTCCTGTTAATTTTCCGTCTTTATCAAACTTGATCTTGTCTTTATCTAGTAATCCCATCAAGGCCTTTTCAGATAAGGTTCCAGATTTCGCGATAGCTAAACGAATTGCGCTGTCACGTTTTGTTTCTTCCAAGTCATGATCGTATTTTGTTTTCCAGTCGTTGACGTCTTTTTGTAGTTGTTTTACGTCTACTCCGTCAAAATCCTTGACGCTTTGTGTAAGCTCTTGAATGCGCGTTTCTTTGGCTTGCATGTCGCTCTCGTATTTTGCTTTCGAGACGTAGTCTCCTGAGGCAAGGTTCGCTAATTTTACATCTTTATTTCCTTCTAGCTTAGCTGCAACCTGTGCATACAATTCCTCACCTAAGATTTCTTTTAAAAACTCCATTTTGTCCTCCTGCGTTTTTTATATCTGGTTCACTCCAGTATCGAGTCCGGCCTTTTATATCCCATGCCGAGGGGTAACCAAGCCTTTTAAACGCCGTGCTTAGGGCATAATAAAAACCGCGCCATTCCTAGCACGGTTCTTGTCCTTGTTTAGTTGTGTTCTATAGTACTTCCGCAATCCCTTTTGCAAGTCTTGCGGCTTTCTGCATCAAGCTGTTTTCTTCTAGGTATTCTAGCCCCTTCAGGGTTATCCTTATACCCTCTAGCCCTTCAATGTTTGGTGTTTGGTCTCCTATGTATTGGATCACCTGGAAACCCTCAACGTATCCATTTTTCAGTAGCATGCCCAGAAGTGCTTTTCTCTTTGGTTCTGTGATGCCTAAGTTGTCCGCTGAAAGTCTTCGGATGTCTACGACCTCATAATCCATTGATTTTTGCAGAATTGATAGAATCTTGTATATCGTTCTGAAGTCTTCCGACATGTTCTGCCTCCTATCTACTAAAAAACCGCGCTATTTCTAGCACGGTAGATAAGCCCACCCGGTGATGCTTACCCGGGGTCCCTTTTGGCCACTGCGGCGTGTGGACGCATCATTCCTCCACCTTAGGCTTTTCTTCACTTACAGTATACTCTTGATTTTTCTTAAAGTAAACCTTTGTTATACGGCCCTTTTTTTCAGCTTTTTCTATTTGTTTTTGTCTCATAAATTGTCCAGTAATAATTGAATGAAATTTTTCGTTGTCCCCTGTTGATAGTTTCAATGTTATTTTTGCATTGTGGTCATCCAGTTTTTTGACTACCCATCTTGTGTTTTCTTTTCCATTTTCAATGTACACAGCGTCTGGATCAGTAAGAATACTAGGTAAATTTTTTACGATAGCATCCACCGCTTCAGGGTGACTTTCTTTTATGTGCTTTTTCCTTTCATCCATCAAAATTACTTTTGAACTAGAGCCTTCTGGTGCCTTATATTTAGAAGAGTCTATATTACACAGAACTTCGTATTTTGGTATGTCTGTATTCGTTTCTTTATCGCTTACTTGTGCATTGGCCTTTGTAGTAACTCGTTTCTTCGGTATTCTTACAGGTTTGTAAGGTCTGCCTTTTGTTCCGCCTATCTTCTCGGCTGAGTAATCTCGTTTCAAATACCCGTTAGAAGCGTCCACAAGCTCTTTCAGTCTCATCTTATTGTATTTATACCAGTAATCTTCTTTCGTCGTGTCTAGCCCTGCTGCGGCTTTCACACGGCGCTCTCTGTCCCACTTTCTCATGTTTCTTTCATATGAGCGTTGCTTTTGCTCCATCTGGTATATTCTGTCATTTTCTTTAGGATTTACAGGCTTGTTGTAATTCTCGCTTATTCCTGGAAAGTATGCAGTAAATGAATGCCTACAGTTCCATCCGCCAAGTCCTGCGCCTGTTCCGTATCCGGTGGCCTCATAAAAGTTCTCGTAATTTCCTTCCGGATAGTTTACCCAGAACACTTTCCCTTGCCAGGCTGCGTGGCTTGGTCTGGCTCCCATGTGGGCACTTGTCTGTACTAGATTTATATCTAGCTCATCAATGACCGATTTCTCGCAGGCCAGTGCGTTCTGGTTTACTGCGGTTCGTACTGCCAATCGAACGGCCGCCTCGATTGATCGTTGAGCACCGCTTGGGTAGGATACTTTTGTTAGGCCTTCTCTGCATAGCTTGTCTATTGTGTTTGCGGTTGCTTGATCTAGTGAGTAAGCTCCGCTTGATACCTGAAGATAAGCCATGTCGTAGTATCTCATAAAAGTGTCGCTAGCCAGTTGAGCTGTGGTCCTTGTAAGGTTCTGGATGTCTCCCCACAGTGCTGATGTTCCTTTTTTGATCTGATCTGAAAATTCTAAGCCGCTTGTGTCGTATCCTCCAGCCTCTAGTCTGTCGAAGGTATCGCGGATACTTTTATAAGCGCTCTGTTGCATGATCCGGTCGACTTCTTCTTCGGAAGTGTGAAGTATTTCAGCTAGTCTTTTGTTAATCCAGTCTTGCTGGAGTCCTAGCTGCTTTAGCTTGTTGTTTAAATACTCCGTTGTGCTTGTCATAGCGTCCTGATTCATCTTGATCCGCTCCGCTATGTCCACCAGTATTTCTGTAGCCAGTTCCTGATACAGCTTTTCTAGGTCGTCACCTACATTCTGCAAGTAGTTCGGTTCTAGCATTAGGCCTCACCCTTTGGCTCCTCTTCGATTTGTGTTCCGTCTTGTGGGAAGAACACACTTTGAATTCTGTCTGCCGGGTTTTCTGTTTCTCCGGTCATCTCTCTGGCCGTTTCTTCATCCTCTCCGTAGTATCGGACGCGATATTCCCATTTCTGTAGGATACCGGCCGAGATTTCCTGAAGCATTCTTAGGCGCTCCGCTTCCTCGTCTGAAAACATAGTGTCGTCAAATTGAATTGTGATGCGAACGTCTGGATCAAGCCCGGATATGTGGCACTTCTCTTTGCCTAGGATGATAATCGATCTCGTTAGCTCTGTAAGGGCGTCCTGGATTGCGATACGTTGCTTCCAGACGCTTTCTGTTAGCTCTTTATTGCTTGCACGAACCTGCGTTGCTGTGGCCATGTTCTGGATGCTGAACTGGTATCTGTTTTGGCCAAGTCCGCATTTACTTGATAAAAGATTTAGATTGAATTGAACGTTCTCTTTGTTCTCGTCAACTCGAAGGCTTGGATTGTATTCCTCAAAAAGTCGAGGTTTGTCTGGACTTACTTGTGTTCCTGTACTTACGTATAGAGATTTCTCCAAAGTTGCACCGACGTCTGGCTCTTGCCTTACTGGTACCCGTTCACCTTTATCGTTTAGCGCGTAGGCTGTTGGCTTCATGCTAAGTAATGCCTGATCCATGAAAACCTTTTTCTTTCCTAGCAAAGTATCCATGAATAAGTTGTCGTATGCCAGGTCGCAGCTTTCCAGCATGTCAATTGCGTTTGCGTAGATCGACATCCCCAGTGGTACGTCTGCAATGTTGTTTTCAATGTTCGGCTTTAGAATTACAAAAGGCTTACATGGTAGCTTGTAACTGATTGCTTCGCCATTTGGTGCTGATACTCTTTCATAGCCTACAGCGTCTCCTGCCACGTTGTTGATTTTGAAGTAATGGTTGTAGATTTGGTAGCCCTCACGCTCTTGCTCTTGCTTGAAGACCTGAATGTACATGAAACGATCCCCGTTTTGTGTATACTCGCTAGCCAGTGCAATTTCTGAGATATCTTCCTCGTCATAGGTCAACGGCACGATTTTCTGCGCGTCCTTGATAGCTTTGATTTGTACGCTCTGGGCACTAAGCTGTCCTTTGTTTACTGTTGGATTTACAAGCTGCAGATAGAAGCACACGGTCCCTTGTGCGAATTCTCTTTCGACCGCTTTGTTTCCTAGCTTCCAGAACTTGCTGTTTCCTAAAACTCCGCCGTTCTGGTCCTCTTTGTCTCCGGTCAAAAATTCTTGCGTGATGCTCGTTCCGTGGTCATCACACTCTACCAGGATTCTGGTTTTATCATTCAAAAGTAAATCGGCCCAGTCTTCGCAGATTTTCTTAGCCATTCGCATTTGCTTACGTTTTACTTGTCTGCTGTTTCCGTTTTCGTTCTTGATCTCGTATTTATGAAAATCTTGAACGTAGCCTTTCCACCAATCGTTCCAGAATTGAATCTTATTGTAATAGTCTTGGACTTCCTGGCTCACAGGATATCCTAAGTCCTTTAGTATTGTGAATAAAACTTTCATTTAAGTACTCCTTCCTGTGATCAGGTCCATAAATGTCGACCAACTGTAAAAATGGGCATCGAATGTATCGACGTCGGTTGTAAAATCATCCAAAATCTTGTCTTCTTTTGACTTTGTATCATATAAAGCTGTACTCAAACTTTCGACTACCATTGGCACGCCTTGAAAGAGCATTTTATGTCTATTTAGCATCATATTATATGTCAGAATTCTGGTTTTTCCATCTGTCTTTCTGCAATCTATCACGTTGGTTGGGAATCCGGCCCTCTGTACGGCTACTCGTATACTATTCAGAATAACTTGTTCTGCGTTATCTGCAAAGACGCTTGATACTACGAATCCCTGAATCCATAAAGCTCTGAGTATGTCGACGGTCTCTGTGCAAAGTCTTTCGGCATCTATAGTTCCTTTAGCGTGTACGACCTTACGTTCTGCAAAGGTTACAATCCCAGAAAGGTCTGCTGTGATTCCCGTTACAACAAAACTACTATGTGAACGTGTTCCACCTATGTCCAGGCCTATGTTGATCATGTTAAAAAGTGGGAGTTCTCCTTTGACTTCCCACTCGTCTGGATTGTCTGCAAACTGTGGAAAGAGTAACCCTTCCGCGTTGCACCATTCTCCTAGTATGTATCTGTTGTATAGGACTGTCCCTCGATATTCGAGTTTCAAGTTTTCCACGAATTCCTGTGGCAGAAACGGGTTGTCCTCAATCGTATATTTCTGGCGGAAGATATCGGCTCCTGATTCTAGAAACTTCAAAAACCAATGGTTCTTGTTGTCTGGGTTGCATGTTCCGTCAAAACAGCTATATGGTTTATCTAGACGGGACTTTAGCATGTCAAATACTTTCTTATTCCAGGTTACGACTTCATCCCCGTAGCAATACGCTACTGAGGCCCCTTGTATCTTTGTAACCTGGCTTTCTTTGTCTGCGCCTATTGCGTAGCACATACGACCGAAAAGCTTTACCGTGTTGTCTGGTCTTACTCTTCCAACCAGTTCTGGGCCATACAATTCTCGCATGGGTTCTAGAACGTTTCTTTCAAGTGTTGACTTCGTGTTTCCTATGAGGAACACGTGGCCTGGAAGGCCCTCTATAGCTCGAATACGTTTCGGGATGATGTAGTAGTCCAGCCACGTCTTTCCGCTACGTGTAGCCCCTTCTTTTATGTTCCAGCGGCTCGGTTTATGATTCCAGAACTCTTTCTGTTTCTCAGTTAGTTCCACTATCGTCTCCGGCTACTGTGTCCATAGCTCTAAGCAAAAGGTCAAGTTTAGTAAGTTCTTTAGAAGGGTCTCCTTGCTTCTTGATCTGTTCAGCCTGTGCATTCATCAGCTTCGTTCTGGCTCTGTCTAGGCTTGTGACTGGTTGCTGTCCTGTAAGGTCTCGAATGAATTCTGCAGCCCGTACGTCTCCACGTGTGGCTTTGTTGAACATGGTTGCGGCTAAAAGCATTTGATTGCTGAGCTCGTCATCTTCTAATCCCATGTCGATCAGCTTCTCCTTGTTTCTTTCGCTTGGCTCCAATTCTAGGATTGCTGCCAGGCATTGTTTTAGCTTCTTTTTCTTTTTCTGGACTTTCTGGCTTGCGGCTCCGCCCTTGCGTCCCATCTCTGCAGCATTCTCTTTCGTGAATGGCTTCAGGTTTTGCATAGGGTCTTTGCGCTGTCTGGCCGCTTCGCTTTTTGTACGTCCAGCTAATCCCTTAGCAGGCATCTGATATCAGCTCCGCCTGTTCTCCGGTGTAATCTTCCCAGCGCTTGATAATTACATCGGCATAGTGTGGATCATACTCCATCATGAAGCACCTCCGTCCTAGCTGTTCGCAAGCCATAAGCGTGGAGCCTGAACCTCCGAATAGGTCCAGCACGTTTTCTCCAGTTCGGCTGCTGTTCTTGATCTGCCTTGCAATCAGTGGAATTGGTTTCATAGTTGGATGCAGATCTGATTTCGTGGGCTTCTTCTCGTCCAGAATCGTTGTGTCCTTGCACCCCCCCAGGATTGATTTTAGAAGGTCTTTAAGCTCGTCCTTCTTCATGCTGTCAATGTCCAGGTTCTCTGTGTCTTCGAGTACGGTTACAAGGTTTCTAGTGTTGACGAAGTAATGAGCTGCGCCATCTTTCCATCCGTAAAGGCACGGCTCGTGTTTCCACTGGTAGTCCTGGCGACCCAGTGCGAATGTGTTCTTGTTCCAGATCAAGGTTTGTCGGATGTTTAGGCCTGCGCGTTCTGCTGCTTCCAGAAAGTTCTTACTCTGTGTGGATGCATACCAAATATAGAAGGCACCTCCGGCCTTGAGCTGTTCTGTCATGTTCTCGAAGGCTACTTTTAAAAACTCGATAAAGCCCTCGTCGTCTTCCCATGAGTCGTTATCAATGACCAGTCCGTCGGTTCTTCGGTGTAGCTGTTTGGCTTCGCTTGGTCTCATATGCTGTCCTAGTGCTACGTTATATGGTGGATCAGTTACGACCATATCCATAGTAGCGTCGCTGCAAAGCTTTTCTACATCCTGGCGTTTGGTGCTGTCTCCGACCATTAATCTGTGCCTTCCTAGCATCCAGCATTGTCCTCTTTTGGTTGTTGGCTCTTCCGGAATCTCTGGCTCGAAGTTGTCGTCCTCTGCGATTTGTTCGTCGAATGTTTCTGTCTCAAATCCGAATGGTTCCATATCGAAATCCATGTTGTCTAGCTCTTCCAGTTCAAACTGCAAAGCGTCAAGGTCCCATTGTGCTGCTTCCGCAACTTTGTTGTCTGCCAATCGGTAGGCTTTCACCTGTGCTGGTGTTAGATCGTCGGCCTGGATGCACGGCACTGTCTCAAGGCCTAGCTTTTGTGCTGCCTTCCATCTCGTGTGTCCTGCAATGATGATCAGGTCTTTATCCACCACAATTGGTTGCTTGAATCCGAACTCGTCTATAGATGCTGCGACTAAATCGACGGCATCTTCGTTGAGTCGTGGGTTGTTCTCGTAAGGCTTCAGGTCGCATGTTCTTATGTCTGTAATGTTCATGTGTGTTCACCTCTGTTGTATTAAAAAAGAAGCGTTAGCAGCTCAGTGTTCTCTCCAATGAGAGGTCTATCCTGTTTAGCTTCTAAGGCTTCTTTGTTGTCTATGATTACCCGGAGCGCTGAAAAGAAAATAAAATTAATGTCCATGATTTGTCGTAGCTGACGTTTGACGTTGTCTGGAAAGCACTCGTTTTTTATAAAGGAGGACGCTCCGGGTAAAAGAAAAGAGGGCCCTTTTCTATCGGTCCTCTTTTACAAGTACTAATATACCACCCGAAAGCGGTTTACAGTGTAAACTCTTCAATCTTTTGTCAGGTTTTTTACCTCTGCCATTAGGTGCTTATACATTCCTTGTCTTGTGTATCCGTATTTCTCAGCTACATCCACGGCCTTGATTCTATGAATGTACAGATCCCATAAGATATTCTGATCTTGCAAGTCTAGAAGTTCTGTCCATCTTAGGTCCGTCAGTCTTTTCTGGAAGTGATGCAGTTCTTGTTCTTTGGCTGATATCTCTTCGAAGAGTCCGAGCGGGCTGTGGTATTGGTGTTGGTATGTTGGCATAGGCCACTTGCTTCTTTTCTGTTCTGCAGTCAGTTCGATTCCTCCAGACTTTGCAAGACCTGTTGTCTGGTGGTTTAGTACTTCCAATTCCTGATTCAGTTCAATCAAACGGTGGCAGCAGTAGCGCACCGTTTTTAGTTCTGGAATTAATTCGTCGTAAGTCATGTTTTACCTCCTTAAAGCTTCGATTAAGGCTTTTTGTGTTATGTTCTTGTGTTCTAGTGCATCCAGCATGTCCTCGTCTACTGTGCCTCTAGCTATGATCTGATAAATTGTCACGTTTTGTTTCTGTCCTTGTCTGTAGATTCTGGCGTTTGCCTGCTGATACAGTTCAAGGTTCCAGTTTGGAAGTGTGTACCAGATTGCGATATGTCCACCACGTTGAAGGTTAAGTCCGTGTCCTGCGCTTGCTGGATGCAAAAGCAGCACGTCTATCTTTCCGTCGTTCCAGTCCTTCACATCTTTCTCACTGTTTAGACTTCTTACTTCGATTTTTTGCTTTTTCAGGTGTTCCTTGATTCGTTTTAGTTCGTGTTTGAAGTAGTAAAACACCATCACTGGGTTCTGGTTTGCTGATTCGATCAAGTCGTCTAGTGCCTCAAGTTTAGCCGTGTGAAGGGTTGCTACTTCTTCGAGCTTATTTCCTAGCTGATCACGTTTATAGATTTCTCCTGATGTCATTTGTAGCAGCTGACCGCATAGCACTCCAGCGTTGGCTGCTAGCAGTGATTCGTTGTTATCTAGTTCCAGAACCTTCTCACGTTTGAAAGCGTGGTATTCTGTCATCGCTTTTTGAGGTAGCTCGATTGATTTTTTTAAGTACTGAACCGGTGGAAGTTTGGCGCAGTCTGCCTGATCCAGACTCATGCATACATCACCTATTTTCTTGTATATTTTTTCCTCTGCATCTGGTCTTGGCTTCCAATCGTATACAATCATCCCGTTTCTTCTTCCTGGAATTAGATATCTTTCTCGAAACTGAGTTAGTGTTCGACCTAATCTTTCTCCCTGATCGATCAAATATATCTGGCTCCAAAGGTCCGGGATTCCTTTCGGGGCTGGTGTTCCGGTTAGACCTATAAATCTGTCAGCTAGCGGCATAACTTTTCTCAGGGCTCTGAACCTCTGGCTTTTTGGATTCTTGAAAGTTGATAATTCATCAATCACTACCATGTCAAAGTCAAAGTATTTGTTGTCTACTAGCCAGGTAACGTTCTCTTTGCCTATGAGATAAATGTCTGCCTTTTGTCGCAGGGCCTTCTCACGTTGCTTTGGAGTGCCTGCTATGATTGAATAGCTCAAGTCCTTAGTGTGACTCCACTTTTCTATTTCTTCGGGCCACGTGCTTTTTATTACGCGCACAGGGCCTATGATCAGAACTTTTTCTATGTCGATTAGTTTTAGAAGGCTGATGATCGTTAGCGTGGTTACAGTCTTTCCGGCTCCCATAGGGAGAAGAAGGCCACACTTCTTATGATCCAGTCCGAAGTTGATAGCCTTCTTTTGATAGTCATGAGGTTTAAATTCTGTCAAAGTGTCGCTCCTCCGGTATGATTCCAGACCGCATCAGATTTGTTAATTCGTCCACCTGGGCTTTTGTGCTGATGCAGTATACTTTCATACCTGTTGCCCGTATTTGGGCTACTGTGGCTTTTTGTAGGGCTCTAGGCTTACCGCCTGGCCTTTTTACTTCTACAAAGAAAGCCTTTGAATTATATGTGATCAGTCTATCCGGCACGCCTGCGTTTCCTGGGCTTACAAACTTCCAGGCTTTACCGCCTAGTGCTGATACCTTTTTGATCAGGTATTGTTCAACTTGATTTTCTATCATTTCTGGAAGAACTTCTTTTGAAGTTCGCGGTACTGTTTGGCGCAGTCTGGACACAAGTCGTTCTTGTCGCTTGTTGTGGTCCATCCGTCTGGAAGTCCTTCCCAAGTTTCGATTGACATCCCATTCTCGATCTTATACTTTTCAATTCCCACGGATGTTTCTTTTCCGCATCTATCGCACTTAATATACATTCTAGTTTCTTTCATGTTCTATTCCTCCTCTAACCTTTTAGCTTGTCTTTCCTGTTTTGCTTGAATAAGTTCTTGAATCTCATGTCTTTCGATTTGATAATACTCGATAAGCTGATCCATACAAATCAATACATCCGCCATTTCTTCGATCAGGTTATTTCTTAGTCCTTTGAAATCAAAGGGCTTTGTTCTTTCTTCTGGATAGCGTACCAGTTTAGATACAGCCTTTTGCAGTTCTGATAGTTCTTCCATAGCGACCAGGCTCTGATTTTGGATCCCATATCGGTCCATTGTTTCCTGGTTGACTCTTGCGTCTATTTCTACCATAAAACCTCGATATGTTCTGATGTGATTTCTTTCCATTTCTGTGTCTCCTTTTCTAGTTGATTTTTGGCCCTGGCAACGGGCAACGCCTGGCAACGCTTCTAAAACTTTATATATATATACTATATTTTCTCGCGCGTATATACACACACTTGTACTGTATTACGCTATATATTATATATATTCATTAAGTTAGATAATTTATAGTTGTCTCGTTGTCAGAAGTATCTTAGGCCCTTATTTTATGCGGTTTTAGCCCGGCAACGCTCTATCGTTTTAGCCGTTGCCAGTCCGTTGCCACGTTGTCACTCGATTTTTTTGAGTGCGTTGTCAGCCGTTGTCAGGTTTTTCTGCTATACGCGTAAGCATCCTGCGGCGGAACATAAGCTTTCTGGCGTCCGTAAATTCCTCCAAATCTTAACGGATTTTTAGTACGAACCCACCCTAAGCTTTCCATGATTGCCTTGAGTTCTCTTTGGTCCGCAGGTGTAAATTTATTCTTTGATCCATTTAAAACTTCGCACCACACCTCTAGCAGGCATACCCTTGTACGTTCTTCCGTGCCTTCGTTTCTTGGGTCTTCCAGCCACTGGGTTCTTGCATAAAGATCCATGTCATACCAATTTTGCGGTAACTTTCTGTCTAGATAGTCACGGACCATGTCCTCTCGGACACTGGTAAACGTGTGCTCCTTTTGCATCTGTTCGGCTCCGGTCAAAGCTTCGCCCTGAAGGAATAACTTTTCTCCGTCCTTGAATCTTTGCTTGGCTTCGGCCCAGATCTGGTCTCGTTCTTTTGGCAGATCATCAAACACGACTTTCCTCGCTTTCGATATATCCGTGTTGATCGGCCAGAATCTTCGGTTTCCTGTGTAATCCCTTAAAAACTCATCATCATTCGTGGTCCCAAAAAACACGCACTGTCTCGGGTTGTCCGTAACTCGTCTTGCGTATGCTTTTCTATAGCGGTCATCCCTTTTACTTATAAACTGCTTCATGGACTCGATATCGGCTTTTCTGGCTGCAGATAATTCGGACCATTCAATAACCCATGATCCATGCAGGGCTTCGTATCCTTCTTTGCCTGCAATCGTGGTTATGCTGTCACTGAACCAATCTCCGCCCATGATGCTTAGCATGTGGCTCTTTCCGATTCCCTGGTGTCCTACCAGTACCGGCATATAATCCATTTTGCATCCTGGTGTGTAGATTCTGGCCACTGCGGCCGTGAATGCTTTCCTTGCGACCGCTCTGCTGTACTCTGAGTCCTCGCTTCCTAGATAGTCTATAAATAGCGTGTCTAGTCTTGGTATGCCGTCCCATTCTAGTGTGTCTAGATAGTCTCGTACTGGGTGAAAGCTGTTTCTCTCCTGGACGTAGGCTATAGCGTCGTCTACTTTTCCTTTTGCTACAATGTTGTATTTCTTTTCCAGATAGTATCTGAAGCTTGCGTCGTCCGTATCCGTCCAGGTCGGGTCGCTTGGATTGTAGTTCCACCATGGCAGGTTTCCCTTCTTGACAGGTTTCTGTGCGAATAGGTCATTGCCTCCGACCCCGTTTTTAAGCTTTGGATCATTTAAAAGTATGCGGACTATGTTGTCTGTAGTGGGCTTGAAGTTTCCCTTCTTATCCATGTCCATGGCATCCAGCCAGTCCTCGTTTACTTCTTCTTTACTGTCTTCTACTCCTTGCGAACCCCTCGCGGTGTCGTCCTTGAAGTCGTCCCAGTCCTCGTGAATCTGTTCTTTCTTGTCATCTATAAGCTGCTTTCGGGTGCCCTCGTCGTGTTCCATTAGTTCGAGCATGCGTTCTGTGCTTGCTGGATCGTCTGGCCACTTATGTATCCTTACAAGGTCATAGGCGTTGCATAGCTGCTGCCCCGTTGGGTCTGTATTGTGATTACTGTATGCATACTTGTCGTCATATATAACTAGGCCTCCGGCTGTTGATCCATTCGTATAGGTCCAGCGGTTCGGGTCTTCCGTCGGTGTGTATTCCAGAGGAATAAATGTCTCAATCGCTTCTTGAATCGTGTAGGCCCTGCAGAAGGCGCCAATCCATCCGGACTTAGATAAAGGGTCTTCCTGGTGTCTTATGTCGCTGTGATGCAGTTCTGTCTCTCTGTTAGAGCGAGGCCAGTAGCTGATGTCATGCCAGTCTCTGTACTGCGCCAGGATGTCATCCGGATTCAGGTACGCGTTTCTGTCTCCTAGTTGTTCACAGATGTATTCTCCGTCCTTGCTGGTGCTAGGCCAGAACATCATTCGTGCTGGCTGATACGTTGTATCGTCGAAGTATTCCATTCCGATTGTACTTGCAATCCTTCGAGCGATTGCCTCGTACTCTTCCGGTGATACTCCTCTTTGTAGGGGCAGGATCCATCTGTATTTTGGCTTTTCCGGTGTGTGCTTATGCGTTGAGTAGATCACGCTGCAAAAGTCGCACGTTATTCGGATCAAGTCTAAAAAGTCTTTGTCTGCGAAGTCAGCATCCAATGTGATCATGCTACGTGATAGAACGCTTTGATTGTTTCGTCTGCCGTCTTTTAGTTCTCCGGCTACGAATCCACCGACATCCTTGATATTGGACTGTTGATCCTTCGTCATGTTTTTGTACTCTTCCACCGTTTCTTTCGTTCTGGTTGTAAAGAGCAGTTTTTTTGTGAATTCCTCCCAGGACATTTCCTGGTTGAAATATTGCTTTTGTTTTCTATTTTTGCAGGTTGCTATTTGCACATCCTTCAGCCTCCTGTCTATTCTTCCGCTAGAATATAAAAGATTCTCTGCTTTCTTTTCATTTCATATTCCATTTCTTATTTCCCCGATAGACCACTTTCTGAAGCTCGTGTTTGATACTTTGCTGTGTTCCTTGCTGGAGTGTCCCATTGGCCTTGATCTCTTCTAGAAGCTTTGTAGTGCGTTCAGCGTGCTTGCTGGCGTCCTCTGTATCGCTTTCCATATATCTGCAGACTACGGTTAGAGCGTTTGCAATATTGTCCAGTCTGTTGCAGATACGGTCTGCAGCCTGGTTGATCGCTTTTTCTAGCATGTCCGCATTGTCAAAGCTGGCCATATCTTCCTTCCGTCTTTCTTCGGGTGGTTTGTGTAGATAGCTTAGCCGAAGGGCTATAGCGTTTTGACTTCGGTTCTTTAATATAGAGCCATATTCTTTATAAATCTTTGAGCTGCTATAGCCCAGGGCGTCTAGCTGCTTTAGGAGGTTGTCCTCCTGTTGTGTCCATTTAATACTCATGTTCTATCCTCCTAGCCTTGGTGCTTGTGCTATATCTAAGCCGAACACTTCTTTCAAAATGCTTAGAATGATCAGTGCTGCTGTGATATAGATCAAGGCTATAATTAAATCTTGCTTATCTATTTTCATTTTTAGTCCTTCTTGTAATAATCGGATATAAATCCATCTCCTACTAGAATCAAGTCTGGCGCCCAGTCTATCGGCTTAGCCATTACGTCTAGCAGTTGTTTGAATTTTGTTTCTTTTTCTTCCGTCGGTACTTCGCAGATCACTTCATCATGAACGTGCATGATTGTTTTAGCTCCGATCTCGTCGCAGCCTTTTAGCGTCTCGCATAGGCAGTCCCTTGCGATAGCCTGAACCACGTTCTCCGTAAGCTTTCCACCCCAGGTGTTTGTCCACTCCCACTTTCGTGTTGTCTGGTTCAATCCCAAAAAGGATACCTGGCCATCTTTGATTCGTGGTGTAACGTAACCTAAAATGCGCCCGTTGGGTAAAGATATATAGACGTTACTGCCGCCCTTGAAAACCTTCATATTTCGGTCCAGAGTTGTGACTTTGCCGTCTGTGATTGCATCCTCGAAGGCTCTGCCTAGTAAGTACCAGAAGTCCTTGATACGTGGCGAGGCTTGTCTCCATTTCGTCACAATCTCTTGCTGCTGTTCTGGGCTTAGTCCCATCTTGCTAGCTCCGAAGGCTTCCAGTGCTGCCGTTCCGCCTCCGTATCCGAGGGCAAGTTCGGCAATCTTTCCCTTTTGTCTTAGATGTCCATTGATTCCGTGCTTTTCTACAGGCACTCCGAACATCTGGCTAGCTGATGCACAGTAGATGTCTCCGCCGTTTTTGAATACTTCCTGGCGCCATGTTGTTCTCGTAAGCCAGGCAATCACGCGAGCTTCTATGGCTGAGTAGTCGGCTACTATAAAGCTGCTGCCTTCGGGTGGTGTGATTACGGTTCTTAGAATCGTAGCGAATACATCGTTCATGCTTGGATAGATGAGCTCTAAAAGTTCGAAGTTGCCTTCCTTCACGAGTGTTCTTGGTTCGTCTACTTCATCAAAGCTAGGCCGTGGGAAGTTCTGCGGTTGGATCAAGCGTCCGGCCCATCTTCCGGTTCTGCCTCCGAAGAATTGGAAGGTTCCCCTGATGCGGTCATCTTCTCCGCACGCTCTCTGGAAGGCGTCATACTTCTTGACGCTTGTCTTCCCTAGCTCCTGTCGTATTTCTAGGGCTCTTCTTGTTTCTGGCCTTAACTTGTCTTTTAGAAGATCTTTCACGGCTTCTTTGTTCAAACTTTCGACGTCATGTCCTTCCTGGTCAAGGATCCACTTCTTTAGCTGTGCTACGCTCTGCGGATTTTCTAGCCCTGTGATGTATCTTGCTTCATCCATGAGTGCCATTCCATGATCTAGACTGTAGGACTGCACGTTTTTTATGATCTGCGTATCTACGTGAATTCCTCTGTCGTTTATCCTCTGGTCTCTGTGCCAGTTTTCCCACTCCTGATCGGATACGGGTACCAAGTTATTTAGCTTGGTATAAATCGCTTGCTCAGCTTCCACGTCTCTTCGGTTGTATTCTATAAAAAGGTTCCATTTCTCCGGGTCGTGCTCAGGTAGGTTCTTCCATCTTCCGCCGTTGGCTTTTGTTGGTTTGCAAGGCTTGCAAAAATACTGGATCAGCCTTTTACCTGTAGCCAGTTTCACCTTGTCTTCTTCAATGCCTAATGCTGGTCCTAGTTGTCCTAAGCTTGAAGGGTAGCCATTCTCTGCGGCCATGATCATAGTATCTTTCCATTGCTCTGGTGGAAGGAATCCATCCTCTGTTAGTTTCTTTTTCATGGCGTCTCCTAGAATATTTCGCTTTGCGTACTCCTTGACGTATCTGGTTAGACATACTCGTTCGAAGTTTGCATTGTGTGCCACCTTCGTGATGCTTTCGTCTGCTAGTGCTGATACTAAAGAAAAAGGCAGATCTTCTTCCATTAAATTTAAAACTTCTACTGGATCATTGCCCCAGGCGTATCCGAATAGAAGTATTTTGAAATCTAAACTCTCTGCGTATTTATAAACCCCGCAGGCTGCAAGGTCGACGCTGGAGTAGGTCTCCAGGTCGATATGCAGTATGGGCTTTTTACAATAAGGCACTTAGGTCGTCGCTTCCGGTTTCCTCATCAAACTCAGAAGCGTCGCCGAAGTCTGCGGTTACACTTGAGTGTCCTCCTAATGGTTCTCCGTCTTTTACTTTTAAAACGCTGTTAAGTCCTGCAGCGATTCCTGTACCGACTTTGTTGAATGGATAGAAGTTAAAGCTTACAGCACCATAGCATCCACTATATACATCTTCCAGAATTGCGTTCTTGTCGCTGTATGCGTATGTTACTCCGTTCTTGCGGTATCCAACTGATACAGGATTGTTACTCTTTACCGCTAACATATATTTATTCTTAAACTCTGGCGCACTGTATCTCTCATCCGCGTCGCAGTCAACCAATAAACCGCGTGTGCTTCCTGGTTCTCTTTTTAGTGGTGTTGCTTTGGCTTTGAAAGAAGCACCGTAGTCTTCTACTCCGTCTTGAACGGCTTCCTGGTATCCCTTAAGGATACGCGCTAACGTTTCTTTGTCGTCCTTGTCAATTAATACATTCACGCTATATTTGGTGTCCTGGCCCTCTGCAAATGCGTGAGGTTCTGCCAAGTGGCAGTATACGAATCTCACTAATTTTGTTTTTACTGTAGACATGTTATTTACCTCCTATTTGAACTCTTTTTCTCATTAAATTCTTTAACTGTCTTTTTAGATCGTTTCTGTGTGGTCCTGGTTTACTGTTTCGAATCTCGGCTCGGATGCGGACCATCTTTTCTTCGAGCTGATTGATATCCTCTTTTGAAATCATCTTTTAATCCCTTGGGCTTGAATCCCCACATGTGTTCTGAAGGCGACTGGATTCCTATCAGTCTTTTTATCTTTCTAATCAATGCCATCTTTAAAGTCATTTGCTACACTTCCTAGCTCTGGGCGTTTGTCGCTTACTGGCACTAGTGCTGGTTTTCCCTGCGGCTTCTCGATATATTCACCAACGATTTCTGCAAAGTCTTTCTTTCCGACTAATTTTTCTAGAGCCGTGATAGTCTGAAGCTTTGGCTTTGTCATGATCTGGTTGTAGTCGAAGCCTGCATTTTGAAGTGCTTCAGATGCCTTAGACTCATCTGTAATCTTTCTTCGGCTTGTTCCTTCTACAACTTTATATCCTTCGTAGTGTGTTCCTTTTAGCGCCTGATCCAGTGCGAACTCTTGTACCTCTTTGGCCCAGTCAATAAGTCCAGGTAACTCCGGCAAAAGCTCCGCGATTTGCTGATCTGTTAGAAGCATTCCGCACATGCGCTGATATCTTTCGTCGATTGCTTTCATCTTGGCGGCGTGTGCTGCGCATTGCGGTCTGGCTTTACAGAACTTGCACCAATCTCCGGCTTGCTGTTCTCCTTCTCCGTTCCAGGCTTCGATAGCTGCAGGCTTGACTACATTTTCCATCCAGTCGGCTAGTTCTTGCGTAGTAAGTTCCCAGGTGCTGATGTGGTCACGTCTAGGCTGTACGATATGAAGCTGAACTTTTTCAAAATCGTATAGGCAGTCGTATAGGGCCATAACTCCCGCGGCGTAAATGGTAAGCTGCGGATTGTGTGGGGCATTTACCTTGACACCTTCTCCGTATTTAAAATCAATAACGTGGAGCGTGTGATTGCTTACGATCACAGCGTCGCTTGTTCCGAATCCTTCCGGAATCCACGGAGTCAAATCAACTTGTACCTCGATAAAAAGATCCGCGATATCACTTTTCTTTTTCTCTTTGTTGTATACCTCTAGAACGTAGTCTTTATAAACGTTTGTAGCCTCGTCCATTTCTCCGTTAGCAGCTTTTACTTTTCTTCTTGGATGTCCTTCGATCCAGTTACGAAGTTTCTGTTCTGCTACGCTGTGGGCCTCTGTTCCCTCTGCTGCGTAAGCACTTGGCTTTTCTTCGAATAGTTCCTCCAGTCTTGCGGAAGGGTGGCAGTGAATCCATTTGTTGGACCCACTGGCTGATAAAATCGCGTGTTGACTAGGCATGTAGTGCCTCCCAAGCTTCCTGATATTTCTCTTTAGGAATGTCGCAGATCTTGCTTGCACCCATCTGAGTTAGGAACACTTTTAGTACGGCTACGCCTTTTTCTTTGGCAAAGGCGACGCCGGCTTTCTGTAAATCTTCTAGTGTGATTGGTTCTGCAGTCGGATCAGGTTTAGGCGTTGGCTTTACAGTCTCATGAATAGGTTCGTCTTGAGTCGTCCAATCTTTGGCCATTGGAATCTTAGTCTCATTTTCTTTTTCTTTACGAGTTGGCGTTTCCTTTGTTGGTGCATCTTCTTCCCATGGGAATGTTTCAGGCTCAGGCAGTTTTTCCTCTAGTCCTGCGCGCTTTAGGTCTAGCTCTTTGGCTAGCTCCAACACTTTTTTAGCGTCGTCGATTTCGCTTGTTGCGAATTGCAATGTTAATTGATAATACATTTTCTAGTCCTCCTTATCTTCTATTTCTGCAGCTTCTAGGCTTTCGCTTAGGTTCACAACCTGCTGTACAAAATCTCTAAGCATAGCCTTAGCAGCATGTTTTAGAATTGATCCAAGTTCCTCTGGACTGACGTCCATTGTTTCAAGAAAGGCCATCATCTCGGGTCTGCTTCCTTTGATATGTGTCTCTAAATGCATTTTGTCTTCAACGTCTGGCGCTAGTGCAACCTCTACAGAGAAAAGCTTTAATTCTCTTTTTGCGGGTTTTTCTTTTTCAATAGTGATCATGTTTAGTCCTCCTTTGTTATTTCACAACTTGCTAGGATATCTTCAATCGTTGCATCCCTATCAATGCCTTTGAAATACCCTTTTTCTCTCATCTCGGTTAAAGAATTTATATTTTTGAACTGATATTTGGGTGAATAGCCTTGTGAACAGCTTTGTAATAAATCAATCTCAAATTTAGTTAACTTAATTGTGGGGGCTTTATAGAGCTGCTTTAGCCACTCTGTTGCCCTCTTATGACATTTTATTGGCTGGTCTTTGCAAAATTCGCAGTCACTGCAGTTAGTACAATTACAACGTTTAGGTTTTCCCTTGACTACCGCTAAATTCCACAGGCCTTTTTCTAGAATTTCTTGTTGGAAATGATCTAGATTAGTTTCCTGATTCTGTTCTTTATACTGTTCTTTATACTGTTTCAATTCCTCCAGCCATGCTGCAAGCTGCAAAGCGGTTTCTCTGCCAAGTTCTCCTAGGCGTTGACTTTCAGATGCTTCTTTTGTGCGGGCAATTGCTTCGTCTAAATTCATTCTTTCTTTTTCCTCCTTGTATTTTTGAACACGTGCTGTATAATATAAGCGTGTTCTATTGCTAGAGCCTTATTCGTTTTCGAACGAGGTCTTCTAGCCTTTTTTTTATAGAACGCTCGTAGGATTCTACGATATTCTTTTGTGTGAGGCCTAGATACTGAACAGCGCGCTTGGTTAGAATAATGTTGCTGTCGATATTTTCTAGGCCTTCTTTTTTTATGTCTTCCATGATCTTTTGGAAGATCTTGCTTCCCTTTTTCCTTCCGCAACCTAGAAACTTTGATAGCTCGGATTTGTTCATATATCCTTTTTCCATCATCTCGTATCTGTAGGCTGCTAGGTTTTCTACTTGCAAAGCTCACCACCTCCTTTAATAAAGCATCTGATAGATCATGATCCAAATTGCTACGCTTAGCGTAATGATCAGGATTATGAGCGCCATGCTTAGGGCTGTTAACAGTCCAGATCTGAATTTCTGTTTTCTGATTCTTTTTTGTTCTGCATAGAAAGCTTCCAATCTTAGTCTTTCTCCGTGAAGGTTGATACCTTCCGCAAAGTCTGGAAGCTCTGCGCCTGTTGTTTTGTGTTCCATTTCTCTTTCTTCCTCCTAGATGAATTAGAGCAGTTTCAGCACCGACTCGTTTTTGCGTTGCACCCATTCTTCTCTGATTTTCAAGTCTTTCAGAAGGGTCTCAACCATAACGACTTCCTCGGCAGCTACCTTTTTAGCGTAAGCATCGTTCACTTTTCGGCTTTGGCATAAATCTATGTAGCTTTCCAGGAAGCTTCGCACGTTACATATGGCTTCCTGTTGTGCTTGCATTTGTTCTAGGTGTTCCCTGTACATTGGCTTCCTCCTGTTTCTCTGGTTCCTTGGCTGCCGGTGCTGCTGGCTCTCTTATGTTCTGATCCGCTTCAGATATTTCTAAACCAGCAATCAGTCCATTTATGAATTGCCTTTTGCTGGGGTCCAATTTTACTAGTTTTTTAGTGATGTCCTTTAAATCATTTGAATTGTACATGTTTCTCCTTTCTAGTTCAGTTTTTGAACTCTTGACTATGTTATAGTTCATTTTTTGACCTTTGTCAATAAAAATGTAAAGATTCTTTACTTTTTTAAATGTTAGTGTTAATCTGTAAATGTAAAAAAAGGAGGGTAGTTATGATAAAAGGTATAGATGAACGTATTCGAGCAATCAGAAAAGATAAGGGCTTAACTATGCAGGCCTTCGGTGAAAGTATTGGAATGTCAAAGGCCTCTATTAGTGGCATAGAAAGTGGAAAAAATGGGCCTTCTGAGCAAACTATCAGACTGATATGCTCCGTCTATAAAGTCGATTATTTCTGGTTAAAGGAAGGAAAAGGTAGTATGTATTTAGATGATACAGATAACCTGGTAGATGAAATCGCTATTGAACAGAATCTTGATCCTGATACAACCAGAACTCTTAAGCGTTTGTTGAGGTTGTCTCCTGATTCGCAAAAGATAGTACTAAAAGCAATAGATACGCTGTTAAATGAAAAAGACGAGTAATCCTGTTTAGGTTGTTACTCGTCTTTTATAAAAGAAAAACGCAGAACCTGTTTCCAAGTCCTGCGCTCTTCCGTGTGTGTTCTATTGCTGTGTTCCGTGTCTGATCCAGATTCTTTGTAGGATTTTATAGGCCTGTTCAAGGCCCTGCTGATCCATGGTCTGGAGCATGAATTCGATTTTCTTTTTGAGTTCCTCTATCCCATCTGCTTTCCCTTCTTTCTTAAAAGCTCTTTTCCTAATTTCCTACAGTTTACAGCTATAAACTTATTTTGTCAAACTTTTACGGTTATTATTTTGCATTTTTTATTATTTACTTTTTGAACCTAAAAGATTAATATAAACCTAGGAGGTGTAATTTATTATGAATAAATTGAATGAAGTCTTATCTTCCAAGCTCCCCGAGCTGATGAAAGAGTCTGGTGTCAGTCGTAGAGATTTGGCCGAGTATTGTGGTGTTTCTTATAACACCGTACGGTGCTGGGAGGTTGGAACTAAAGCGCCAAGGCCGGATATGGTTGTAAAAATTGCAGAGCGCTTCAACCTGAAACCTTTTGATCTGATGAGCGAGGCTTTTGGAGATTCTGCAGTAAAGCCTGTCCGCTTTCTGTCCCTGGTCGACGAGGACGGGTCTGTATCTAAGTCGAATAGCTCGTCAGTCTTCACTTCTACGGCTACAGATGTTGCGGCGGATTATATTTATGTTATGCCTGATGAAACTATGTATAAGGCGGATATTATCAAGGGCGACGTCTGCCTGATCCGCGCCACAGGTGCTATTCGTGCTGGTGTGCCTATGCTAGTAAAATATCAAGGTAAAGCTATGCTGCGCTTTATTATTACGCATAACGAAACGAACCAGATTGCTTTACGTACTGCCAGTCCGTATGCGATTGGGACTCTCTTCTCGACGGCCGACTTTCATGATCAGGTTCAAGTGTTGGGTGTTTTAGTCGCTTTTCGTAGAAATTATAAAAGGCGGTAATCTCTTATGGCTCAGCAAAAGGACACAAAAAGGGGAACCTGGATGTTCTATGGTTCCTGTAAAGATATTACCGGAAAGACTCAGCGATATTGTCGTCGAGGTTTCAAAACGAAAAAGGAAGCAAAAGAAGCCGAGTTTGCCTTCCGTCTGGAAATGACTACCTCTCGGCCTTCTATAACCTTAAATGAAATGTTTCAGTTATACTGCAAAAATGCAGAGAATATGTCCGTAAAAGGATCCACTCTCTATACGCACGAACATACTTATAGAAATCACATCCAGGATGATTTGGGAAGCCTGAAGCTTACGGCGCTTACGACTCCCGTTCTTGATCAGTGGAGAAACCGTCTGCTCCAAAAGAAAAAACCAAACGGTCAGCTTTATGCTGCCCCCACTTTAAACGGCATTTTAGATACGCTTTCCGTTATTCTTTCCTATTCTGTGAGACTTGGATATCTTGAAGTCAACCCGTGCAGATCTTTGCCTATCGTGAAGGATAAACGGAACTTGAAGGACCAGAGTCTGTTATTCTGGGAGCAGGAAACCTTTACTTATTTTATATCCTGCGTAGACGACCCGTATTGGCGTGATGTCTTTATGTTTATGTATGGCACTGGTGTCCGTAAATCTGAAATGTTTGCCCTCCAATGGTCGGATGTTGATCTGGGCAGAGGCCGGGTGCATATTTCAAAAACACTAACAATAAAAACGGAATCGGCTCCGTGGGAGATTACTCCACCTAAATCTAAAAACTCAAACAGATATATTGATTTACAGGATACCCTTCTAGATTGCCTAAGGCGTCGCTATAGCGAGCAACAAAAGAAGGACGGGTTCTCGTCCTCCTGGTTTGTGTTTGGCCATATAAAGCCACTTCTGGCGCCCAGACTGGCTGTTGCTTTGAAGAGATATATCCAGGTTTCTGGTGTTCCACCTATCTCTCCTCACGGCTTTAGGCACTCCCATGCGACTCTGCTGATTCGTGCCGGTGTAGATGATCAGCTAATTGCAGAAAGGCTGGGCCATTCTGTTAGTGAATTAAGAAAAACTTACGCCCATATATACTCCGAATCTAGGCGTGAAATGCTGGATAAATTAAACAAAATTTTATAA